CTAGCCACTTTAAAAACAGCAATAGGTGATTATTTAGAATCATCTGAAACTACTTTTACTAATAATCTGCCACGATTTATCAAAGAATCAGAGGATAGAATATTAAAATTGGTGCAATTGCCTGAGCAAAGAAAAAATGTGCAAGGTGAAACAGCTATTAATAGTCGTTTTCTTGCTTGCCCTACTGATTTTTTAGCACCAATGAGTTTGGCAATTGTAAGTAGTAGCACTTATGATTTTTTAGATATGAAACATGCTAGTTTCTTGAAAGAATATTCACCAACAACGACTGTTACTGGCAAACCAAAATATTATGCGGTTTTTAGTAAAGACAGTTTTACATTAGCTCCCATTCCAGATGCAGCTTACACTGTTGAATTGCATTACTTATATAAACCAGCAAGTTTAACTTCTGGTGCTGATAGTGGCACAAGCGTATTAGCTGAAGATTATCCTGATGCTTTATTGTATGGCTGTTTAGTTGAAGGCGCTGTGTTTTTAAAAGAATCTGAACAAACAATTGCTATGTTTGAAATGAGATTTAAAGAAGCTGTTGGAAGGATGAAGAATTTATCAGAAGGGCGTGACACCCGCGATGAATATCGCTATGATAGTTTACGACAACAAGTGACATAAAATAGATAGGACAAAAAATGGAACCAATAAAATCTTTGGAAGGCAAGAGAGTTGCACTACTGGGTCTAGGCATATCGCAAATTGATTTTTGCATAGGCTTAGAAAATGGAAAAGAATGGGATGAAGTCTGGGGTATCAATTCAGTCGTAAGAGCATTTGATTGTGACAGAATGTTTATGATGGACCCCGCTAGTAGGTTCTTCGATTCAGAAGATGCGGGCAAGCAGACATCAGTATTAAGAAAAATTCTGCCAGAATTAAAAATACCTATATACACATGTGAGCTGGATGAGAGAGTACCAGCTGCTGTTGAATATCCACTACAAGAAGTTTGCGATTACGCAAAATGCTCATACTTTAATAACACTGTCGCTTACGCGCTTGGTTTTGCGTATTACAATAAATTAGATGCGATTGATTTATTTGGCATTGATTTTTCTTACAGGAATGATTTGCATTTTGCTGAAGCTGGTAGAGCTTGTGTAGAATTTTGGCTTTGTAAAATGATGGAAAATGGTATTACAGTTGGTGTATCACCTAGATCAACAGTCTTAGATGCAGATGTACCACCAGCAGAAAGGCTTTATGGTTATCACAGATTAGACAAACCATTAGTTGCTGTGCCGCATGATGGCAAGTGGATTATCAAGCCTATTGGTGAGATTGACGCTGAATTAAAAAAACATAATTTAGAAATGTATAAAGAAGAATTACCTCCAGAACCGTATAAAGGATAAGATGTCAGAAAGTTTTATACAACTAGGTAAAGTGATGGTGTCTACCACTGATAATTGTGGTCATTCACCTGAATTTTGGGCAGAAAGAGCTACTGAAAAGATATGCGATATTAGTGAAAATGCACCTGAGCATGTTCGCCAACAAGCTCATGCTTTCCAAAAGGTTGTTTATCAGGTAATATTAATGTCAATGAAGAATGCAATAGGCTCTGACCGGGTTACAATACGCGGTTTATTAGATAGCCAAGGGCATAAAGACATGGCAGATATTATTAAACAACTAAAGTAAGGAGAAGGAACATTGCGATCACCTCGGCTATAGCAAACTCATTTAAACAAGAAGTGCTGGTAGAGGCTCATAATCTCACCAATGGGGCGGATAGCATTAAGCTCGCGCTCTACACTTCCTCAGCAACTCTTGGAGCTGGCACAACTGTCTATGTGACTACTGGTGAATCATCAGGCACTAACTACAGTGCTGCTGGTCAAGCACTTGCAAATGTAACCCCAGTTCTTAGTGGAACTACAGCTGTGTGTGATTTTGCAGATGAAGTTTTCTCAACAGCTACAGTAACTGCAAGAGGCTGTCTAATTTATAACTCAACCAATGGCAATAAAGCTCTTTGTGCAATTGACTTTGGCGGGAATAAAACAAGTACAGCGGGAGATTTTACAGTTGTGTTCCCAAGCGCCACAGCAACTGGAGCCATTATTAGATTAGCCTAGTCTGTGGTAAACTTTTAACAAAATGAGAGAGTTTACTAATGAGTTTGGCTAAATTTAATTTCAAACCGGGCATCGACAAGGAACAAACAGATTACTCGAATGAGGGTGGTTGGGTAGATGCTAACCTTGTGCGTTTCCGCAAAAGTCGCGTTGAAAAAATTGGCGGTTGGGTTAAATCAAGCACTAGCAGTATTTTAGGTAGAGCTAGAGCTTTACATCAATGGATTTCACTAGCTGGTACACGTTATCTGGGTATTGGCACAACACTTAAATATTATATTGAATCTGGTTCATCTTTTAATGACATTACACCTGTAAGAGCTACCACGACCAATGGTATTGTATTCGCTGCAACTAATGGCAGTTCAACTATAACAGCCACTGATTCTTCCCATGGTGCAGTAACTAACGATTTCGTAACAATTTCTGGTAGCGCAAGTTTGGGTGGCGTAGTTACCGCTGCTGTTTTAAACCAAGAATACCAAATAGCTTCTGTTCCTAGCGCAAATACTTATACTTTTGCAGCTAAAGATACAGCCGGAGATGCTGTTACAGCCAACAGTAGTGATTCAGGTAATGGCGGTAGTGGCGTAGATGGTGCATATCAAGTTAATGTTGGCTTGGATGACTATTTAGAAGGTACTGGTTGGGGTGTTGGAACTTGGGGAGCATCAACTTTTGGCTCATCCACTGCGCTTAGTGCAGCAAATCAGCTTAGAATATGGAGCCACGATAATTTTGGTGAAGATTTAGCCATAAATGTGCGAGCTGGTGGCATATATTATTGGACAGAAGATGATGGATTAACTACTAGAGCAGTGGCATTAAGTGCTTTAACAGGTGCAAATTTAGCTCCAACTGTAGGTTTGCAAGTCATTACCTCAGAAACGGACAGACATTTGATTGTATTGGGTGCTGACCCAATTTCATCAGGATCCAGAACTGGCACTGTTGACCCAATGTTAATTGCCTTTTCTGACCAAGAATCAGCCATAGAATGGGAAGCATTGAAAACAAATACAGCGGGATCTTTACGTCTATCCAGTGGTTCACAAATAGTAGGTGGTTTAAAAGCTAGACAAGAAATCTTAATTTGGACTGATAATGCTATCTACTCTATGAATTTTATAGGACCACCGCTGACTTTTTCTGTCAATTTAATTAATGAAGGTGCTGGTCTGATAGGACCCAAGGCAGCTGTGAATAGTCCTCGCGGTGTGTTTTTTATGTCTAAAACTGGCTTCTATTATTATAATGGTGCTGTACAGAAATTAGAATCAACTGTCCAAGAATATGTGTTTCAAGATTTAGATATGAGCCAAGCCTATAAATGCCATGTTGCATTAAACAGTGAATTTAGTGAAGTATGGTTTTTTTATCCATCTTTGGAAGATGGAACCAAAGAAATTTCCAGATATGCAATATATAATTACGAAGAAAGTCTGTGGAGTATAGGCTTACTTGTGCGCTATGCTTGGCTAGATTCTGGTGTACAAAACACGCCACAAGCTACTGGCGTTGATAGTAGTACCTATTATTTATACAACCATGAGTCTGGTTTTAATGCAGACTCTGAGCCAATGGATAATGTTTATGTTCAATCAGCTGATTTTGATTTTGGTGAGGGTGATAATTTAGCTTTCATTAAACGCATTATTCCTGACATTAAGTTTATTAATGACATAAATACCAGCCAAACTGGTGCTGTCAATATTGTGTTAAAACAACGTGATTTTAATGGTTCATCACTTAGCACCAATTCAACCAATCAAGTGACAGCAACTACTACGCAGAGTTATGTGCGCGCAAGAGGTAGACAATTTGTACTCAGATTTGAATCTGATGATGACAATACTGAATCTGATCGTAAAAATTATAAATGGCGTTTAGGCGCAACCAGAATGGATATTACAGGCAGTGGTAGGCGTGGTGCATGAGTAAACTGCTAGAAACCAGATTACCATTGGCGCAAGGCATTGACCTTACGCCAGAGTTGTTCAATCGTCTGGTTAGAATACTTGAGATTAATTTAAGTGCGATTGATCCAGACAAAACACCTAGTTTTAATGCAACTGAAGTTTCTGAATTGCAGTTTGCAACTGGCGCTGTTATATTTAATACAACAAATTCCATTCACCAAGGGTTTGATGGTAGTATCTTCAGGAACTTGTATGAACATCAAACTTACCCATCAGGTTTGGGTGTCACAACATCAGTAGGGAGCGTTACTGTAACGATAACTTAATATGGCAATACAAGACACATTAAATCAAATAGTACAAGCTACTAAAGCTAGGTATGACGCTCCTATAAATATGCCATTCACAGAAATTGGTGGCAAGCTGCAAGAGACTAACGAAGTAAGTTTTGTTACATCTTTGTTAGGCAGAGAAACTGGCGCAGTTATAAGTGAC